TAGCCCCGCGCATTACGGCTAGGTCGGCGTCAAATTCGGCGCCCGGTGTACCCACTCGAGGGCTAACAACGGTGTATTTGCTCATCCTGTGGTACTCGCTTTCAAGTCAATAGTTAAATCATAGGCGGCGTACTCGGCCCCACCGTACACCGCTACCGTTGGGCGGCCGCCAGTAACCGCCACGTTTTTGGCAAGTAGTAAAGCTGCCATATTCATTAGCGAGCGTTGCGCGTCAAGGTTGCCCGGGCCAAGGGTAATAAGCCTTACCGGAAACGTAATTTCGACAATGTTAAAGTTAAAAGCCACAAAGCTAGGGGCGTCAATAAAAGCGCACGGCGGGTTAATGTTGCGCGGGTCATTTGTGACAGTCATGCCCGTAATGCTTGTTAGCGTCGTTGTGAGGTTGTCTAACGCAACGTTAAAAAGGTCGGTGTATGCGGGTACGGGCATTAGGCCACCGCGGGGCGGTCAATACCCAACAGTTGTTTAACCATTGGGCTAAAGCCTGTCGAGCCGCCTGTAGTCATACCATCAAACGACGCGTAATCCATGCCAGCGCTACCACGTTGTCTATACAAAAAGCCTGCATAAGCCACCGTGCCAAGGGTTACCGCGGCGCTCGGTGAGGTCGTCAAACTGTCGATGTACCCGGCTTGCTGGCGTCGCTTGTAACAAACGGCGTTTGCACTTGTGCGGCATTGCGTCAAAAACGCGGCGTCGGCCGCTGTAGCGGTGCCTATGCCTAACCAATCCTCTACTTGGCTGTCAAGCGTTACCCACGTACAAACGGGCGTTGTTGTCAGGGTTCCGGTACTTGCCACAATTTGCACGTTGTCGGCCGTGCGCGCGTAAAGCACTTGGTTTTGTATTGGTAGCTGGTAGTCAAAGGTAAAAAACCCTTGTTCGTCTACGCCTGTAAAATAGTATTGCGGCAAATCCGCTACTAGATACGTGCCGTTAAACGTCGCGTCAACGCCGCTAATAACTACAGACTGCCCAACCTCAAGCGGGTCGGCGTTTGTTTGTAATACTAAAACCGCGTAATTGTCGGTTAAGTATTTTTGTGTGACCGAGTAAGCGGCCATAATGGCCTACCTTTCGGTTATCAGACGAACTTAACGAACTTGGTGGCGTCTGCCATAAAGCCGGCAGCGTAACCACGGAAAGCAATCGTGCGGCCCAAAGTTGCTGGTACCTCAACGCTAATTGCGCCTTTTTGCTGTTCGTAAAATTCAAAGCCAGCGGCAGCGCCGGCAGCGTGACCCATGAATGAGCCCGGTGCGTTTTTGTCAACAACAAGTACCAAACCAAGTGGGTTGCCGTTCCAAGTTGTTGCGCTCGAGTTGCCGGCAGCGTTTTGACCCATAAGGTTTGGTGCGCCTGTGTACGGAAATACTGGCCTGTTTGAATTATCTACCGAGCTTGACAAGGCCGCCCAACTTGCTGGCGTTACAAACATGTGCGTTGGCAAATAGTTAGACGAAGCCGAAATTTGGCGGGCGCCATCGTAAATTGCTGCTACCCAATCGGCACCTTTAGCGGTGTCAGTTACTGTTGCTGTTTGCGTAATTGCTGCATGGCATGTGTCAATTGCGTAATTGTCCGTGGCCTGTCCGTAGGCGATAGCTAACTGATTGAGGACGATATCCACGCTGCTTGGGTCTGCCCAGTCGAGGTCTTGTTCGGACATTGTTACAAATGTTCCAAAACTTAATTTTGAAACGTCATTGTTTGAAACAACAACGGTTGACGCGTTGAGCTGGTCAAACTGTGCAGCCTGTTGTGTAACAACTGGACGAGTTGTAATTTTTGGACGGCGGAAAGTTGCGCCAGCTGTTGGCATTGCGCGTGTACCAATTGCGCTAACAAACGGGCGAATTGGGTTTAGTCCGTCGTACACGCTGCCGGTAATAATTTCGGGCAAAATACCGGGTGTTGACTCGGTGTTAATAAATGGTGCAACACCGGGTGCAGCTTCGACAACTGCTTGCTTAATGTTTGCGTTCATTTGTGCAAAGTCGGCGCCGCCACGTACGTAGCTAGCGATATATTCCGACGTGCTTGGCAAACGCAATTTGCGTGGCTGTGCATAAATGGTTTGCACGGTTGCGGCCTCAATAACGGCTGGTGTTTCTACGGTCTTTTCCATTTCGGTTAACTCCTCGTTTTCGTCTTGTGTATTATTTAACTCTATTTCGTCGGGCTCTTGGTGGATACTCGCCGCGACGCGCTGCACTTTGGCGGCCTCAAATGCGCCGTAGGGCAGCAAACTTAATTCTTGCCAATCGGCCTTTGTTACAACCATGGTGCCAGCTTCGTCAAAACTAAATTCGACGGGCAAAATGCCTACGCTTACGCTGTCCAATACGCCGTCTTTTGCAAGCTCAAGCGCCTCGTTGCCTAGCGTTGTTTCGCTTATCTTGGCTTCAAACATGACGGTATCGCCTACCAACTCTCGAGCCGTGACCAAGCCGATTGGGCTAGTGCTGTCATGGTTTAGATACATTTTAGGTTTTTTGCCCTCAAGCGGTAGTGCGCCCGGCTCAAAACGTACTTTTTGCCCGTCCGATACGACGGCCTCTACGCCGTATTGTAGGGCGACGCCGGCAAGGGTTCTACGTGGCAGCGCGTCACCTTTAGCGGCGTCTAAATTTAATTCTTGTGGGATTAACCTAAGCATTGTTTACCTCGTTTGCCATGTCCGGCATGTTTTCGGCGCTGTCTTGGTATTGGTTTTCTAAATAGCTTTCGATGTCAAACATAACACCCGTGCCACGTGGTAGCACGTTATCCGCGCTTAGTGTTTCTTGTATGCAATCTATGTACGGTTTTACGCCGAACGTGTAAAGGTCGCGTGAGGCTTCCGAGCTACTGACATACGAGTAGTTGCCAATGCTTACCGAAACAAGGTAAGCGGGCACGTTTGCAATGCGCGCAATTTCTTTTGCTTGGTATTCTGCGGCGTCAATAAGCAACATTTTGTCGGGCGTTGCGTTGTTAGGTATTACCTCTACAAATTCGTTTATGGCACACGTGGCGGACGAAAAACGCGCGGAATCGTAGGCGCTCGCAAGGTCGGCGAGCTCTTGCGGGCTCATGGGCTCGCCGCCAGTCTGTCTAAGCGTTACGGCTGGTTGCAAACTCATGGCGTTTCGGTTTCGCGCCTGCTCGAGCTTTAGCGCGGTGTCTACTGACGTTGCGCCGGTATAAATTAAGCCTTGTATTGGGCTTAAAAACTGTACGCAATCCTCGTAACGAATTGGTAAGCCTTGAAACAAAATTTGTTTTGACGGGCCGAACCATTCGCCCGTACCTTGCGCTTGGTCTTGTGTTGTAATCATTGCGGCGGGTAGACGTGTAAACGCTGCCGGGTATCCGTCGGCGGTGCGCTCGGTTATATACCAAAATGCGCGGCCAAAAAAGAATAAATCATCAAATGTAAAACTTAGAATAAAATTGTTTGTTACGCCTTTGTCAATGCGTCGTAGCCATGAGCGCGGCGCCTCGGGTACTTTTTCCATTTCGTCGCCGTTCCACATTTCTTTGTACATGACAAGCGGCAGGCAGCCAATAAGGCTTGCCATTAAGTCGCGGCTACGGCTAATAGTTGGGACTTGCATAAAACGGCTACGGTTTACAGAATTTGTGTAAGCAAAAAAGTTGCCAATTTGCGAGGCGCCAGCGTTGCTACCGGCAGCGGCTTTAACAACGGTTGCTGGTTCAGGTTTGCGCGTAAAAATAGCCATGCGTTTAGTGTGCCATATTTAGGCGCGGATTGGTGGCACTCGCTGGCGGCGAGCAATCCCCGACGGAAAGCAAGGCCAGCGAGCGCCAAGCAAACTTTAGCGGTTAGACACCATAACCATAGGTTTACCGACAAGTTGCGGGCGGCTTGCCATGGCGGCGGCCCATACCATACAACGCGCCGCTTCGATAGGGCCCGGGCTTCGTGTTGAGGATAAAGCAACGCTTCCGTTGTGTTTAATAAGTACGGCTCGCTCAACGTGTTGCGTTAGTAGTAGCTCTCCGTTGTGTTGTAAACGGTTTTCTACAATCATTGAGCGGACAGCGGCCGTCCATTTTAGTAGCTCACGGTAGCCAACTATGGTGCGGCGACGCTCGAGCGCGGGCGGGCAACTTACCTCTAGCGCGGGGATTATTGCTAGACGTAGCCCCGGGTTGTTTTCTATTTCTGTGTCAACTAGCCGCCACATTTCGGCAACGCTGTTAGCGGTAAACGCTACGGCTACGTGTGTTTTGTTGCCAGCTTGTACGGCGCGCACAGCGGTATAACGGGCTTCGTCCGTTGAGCTTTCAATAGCCAACACTCCGCCGGGGGGTGGCGGGGTATCGGTTTTGCAAGCGTCAAACACGCCCGTTTCTAGCCACCCGGCTGTAACGGCCTGCCAAAGATTAACCGAGGCTCTAAGAAACGCCGAGCGGTTGGGGCCTAACGCTTCGCCCTCAATTACGTCTAGGTCAATGAGGCCGCCAGC